TTCTTCTACTGTTTTTTTTGACAGGGGTTTTCAGGAATCTTAGGTTTAGCTATTCGCTCAAACCCGATCATATTTACCTGTCCACTGTCAGCCTGGACTGTAACCTTGGTGCCTGGTTCACAAAGAAACTCCAAGAACGTTTCACTACATCACCTGTACTGATATTTTGCAGGTCGATGGTTCCAGAGGGAATCACCTCGCGGTAAACCACCCGCTCCTCAGATCCGTTAAGCCCTTTGAGGACGCCCTGAAACACCCATTCTGGCATGACCTGGCTATCCATAAATTCAAACAGATCTTCAATGAACTGGTCATCCTCCACTACAACCTGGCTGGCCGTCAGGGTGATTCCAAAGGTATTCATCGCCTCCAGTTCCTGACCGTTCCCCAGTACCTGGTACTTTGCGTTATTAAAGGCAACCTGCGCTTGAAAACTCTCTATGGTTGCCAGCAGGTTCCCATCCCCGTCATAAAGTGCCCCATCCTTACCGGTACGAGCGTGCCGTGCATCCGCACCGGCCCTTGTGTTTAATTTTGACATCCTTTATCCCTCCTCTGTGTCATATGAAAAATTATAGTACAGATACAGATGTTCAAGGCTATCCTTATCCACCACATCGATCAGAAAATATGCATAATCCGCATTAGCTGTTTTGTCTGGATGCTCTGTGACACTACAGGAAACCAGTTTTCCTTCCTGTATCATGGCTGTTCCAACTTCGTTGAGTTTCGCAATCACGGTTTCACGGCCGTTCTTGTCATTATCCACATTCCCCACCAGGTTGTCAGCGGTGGTATTCATTCGATACAACAGTTCAAATCGGGTCTTTGTCCGGCGCAGTTTCTTCCAGCCTACATCCTTGCTATCCGGAAGTTCGACCAGCGTATTCAAGGCATTGTCAATCCATATTTTCCCTGCTGGGCTTTTGGAGAGTACCAGGCAGCCCTTCTGCTCTGCAGCTGTCATCTGGGACGGTGTCAGGACTTCCTTAAGATCCGTTACCGGCTCCAGAATCTTATGGGTCAATGTATAATTGCTTGCATAAGCTGCATACATACCTGCCACGATGGCTGCCACTTGATATCCCTTTAACGTTTCCCCCATCCGGTCAGCTTCTGCATTTAACACATAGACCATCTTCTCATCATTAAACGCCAATGCATGGTTCTGGCGCACCTCCAGATCCGTGCTGGCAAGTTCCGCAATCACGCCGCAGGCAAAAAATCCATTGTCATAAGCGCGATCTAGGAATGTCTTGACCAACAAATGCACCGCCGTGTCCTCCGTTGCCACACAAACCGCATTACAGTATACACTTTCTAATATTTCAAGGCCAGCCTGATAGCTGTCCACATTGACCGTCGGATCCGCACCAGCTGTAAATGCCTTTTGGGCAACATCTGTCAAAGCCCCATCCGTATTCACCTCCACTGTGAAATAGGACGATCCCTCCATTGCCGCTTTTAAGACTGCGCCTTCCGTATTCCCGTTTTTCTTAACTGTATAGCTTTCCACCTGCTTATTCCCTGAATAAAAAACCACCTGCTTACAGTCTGCCTCTGTCAGACTATCCCTGACCGTAACTGCAAAAGGCCGTGTACCCGGATACTTGGCCGTGATCGTCACAATTTCGCCCAACTGCACCCTGGCCGCCGTCCCTTCTGCCCCAACCCTCACGGCAAGGACTGTTTTTGCCCCGCCCAGAAATGCCAGACTGGCCGCATCCACCTTCCCATCACTTCCATAAACACTGTAAATATCCCGGCTATCCGTTATTTCCACAATCTCATTCAACGGCCCAAATGTACCTTGGAACAGCACTGCTACGATACCATCCTTAGCCCCCACTGCACTGGAACCATCACTGGTGCCTACCGTAAAGTAACTCCCCGGCCTGACCTCTGCCATGCTATCTGAAAAAATCCCTGCCATCTATTTCACCTCCCGTTTTCTGAATCCATCAACCAGCAGCCTTGCCTCTGCAAGGGTCGCCTTGTCTTTTCCCTCATGCATAAACGCCGCCCTTACCATCTCGCAGCTACAGCCAAACTGTTTCCAGCCGGCTACTGCCAGTTCATCCACTGTATACACAGCTGCGACATCCTCCGCAGACTTGTCCCATAGCCCTGGCTGTCTCTTGCTGGCTGTCTGCCCGGAAATTATATCCTTCCTTTTTTCTGACATACTCTCATTCTCCTTCATATTCTGTTTTCACTCCTCCCAATTTGTTCTTCTTTTCTCTATGCCTTAAGATCCCATACCTTCCAGATACCCGCACCTGGCCCGACCGAAGGTAGTCCGCCCCAGGAGTTAGCGACACAGCCGTTACAAAAAACGGAGAACGATCCGTGAGGCAGAACACGCCATCCACAGACAGCTGTTTTGAGACAGCCCTTGCATATTTTCCACGGAGGCTACCTGAAACAGAAAACACATGGACTGCCATAGTGCATTCCATCCAAGCCACTGTATAAGTAGACCTTCCTGCGTCCTCTACCTCCCTCTCCAAACGGCAATAGAATGCTGGACGTCTTCCCTCAACTTCCTCCTCTTCCTGAACCGTATCATGCCACAGTATCAACGCTTCTGGAAACAGTTCTTTTAGGTATGCGCTCAAGGCCTCTGTCGGATCTGGGTCTGTTGTTTCCTGGGATGGATACTCCAGGATATCAAACTGCATTTCCTGGCCGCATATGTTGGTTCCTTCCACTGCAAACCCGTCTGTACGGCTCCATGCAAAGCAGCAAGGACTTTCGCCTTCTGGACTCAGGAAAACATCGCAGAGGCACCTTCTGATTGCTGCAGCAGCCCGTGCAAAGTCATATGTCCCGTTGTTTTCCGCAAATACAGACAGAACCATGGTTCCCTGACACCTGCGTTCTTCATTTGCAGACAAGTCCACATTAAAAACGATCCTCGGATAGTTAGATTCCCCACCCCAG